GAGGAACTCTCCAATATTATAAAAAACAGTAAAAATATGGTTAGAATAGAGCCGCCAGTCCGATACGATTTTATGCCAACCCCGGTCCATCACGTCTTGCATCCAGACATAGAAAAGGTGATGACGTATTTGGACATATACGCATTTAAAAAGCTCGGGCTAGTGTATCCAAATCGTATGTCTTGGTTTTATGAAAATGAGGTAGAATTTTACATGGACCGAGGCCAGGTTCCAAGTCTCCAGATGTTAGCGTGGAATGAAATATCTCCGTATAAACAGGCCTTTTCCACATATATGGGTCGCCCTATAGCAATTTCCTCTACTCATGATCTCCATTCGAAAATCATAGCATCCATAGCGTTAATGGATCGAGACCAAAGTGTTCCCGCCTGTACTAAAGAGATACTGGATATGATCCCTATGGCAAAGAAGCTCCTTTACAACGCATTGGGTACAGAACAATTTATAGGGAAGATTCCGGTAACCATCAGTGTAGAAGACGACGTAGAAGTGATGCCCATGGATACAGGGGCAGGGATTAATGCTTACCCATCAGAGACGAAACAGGCCGATGGGGTAACTGTCCAGATAAGTGGTACTTCAAAGAAGAGGGAGAACGTAGATGCGTCATTGGCGGAATTATTGGCGTGGGTGGAGACAGGTCGTAAACCGTTTTTTTCCTGGTCCACTCGGTGGAAGTACGAGACAAAAATAATAGACCGTATGTCACGAAAGGAAGCTCGAGCATGGGAAAAATTTTGTTCGAAGGTTCGTATCTTTATTATTCCTAATTTGTCTTATATTCTTCTTGAGCGCATTTTGTCTAACCCTCGCATTAAACTAGACAAACGTCGAATACGCATAGGTCATAAATGGGTATGGGGAGGGATGGAAGAACTTTTTCACATATTAAATCCGGATGGGGCGAAGCGCCGATACTTTGATGGCGACTTCTCGAAATGGGACCATAGTTTGAAGCGCCTTTTGATGGAAATTTATTTTCAAGACATAATGAAATATTTCGACAAAGAGTCTGATCCGGATATGTATGATCTTTTTGTCGTAATGGCACGGCATATGGCACAAGCATGTTTCGACCGAGTGCAGCACTTGGTCCGACAGATCTGGGTGCGGATTAATGGAGAATTACCGTCTGGAATGTACGAAACTTCCCACGGGGGGTCGTGGATCAATCTGTTCCTCTGGTGCTGGTTTTGCGTGACTCGGATCTCTAAAATGTCCCCGTCTGATCAACGTAAGGCATGGAAAGACTTTGCTCGGGCCGTTATATACATCGTCTATGGGGACGATCACGTTCTTTCCCTGTGGGACGACCAGTGGTGGTTGAAGCATTTTTCGTACTATGATTATGTAACG